TTCCGCAAATACTAAAGGTGTTTCTGTTTCTTTAGAACCTGGAGATATAATGATTTATAAAGGAATTGATTGTGAACACTGGCGTGAACCTTTTAACGGTGACATATGTGGTCAGGTTTTTTTACATTATAATGATGTTAAAACAAGACTGGCTGATTTTAATAAATACGACACAAGACCTGGATTGTGTTTACCGGAGTGGTTTAAAAAGACACAGCTGCCATGATTGTAGATAGATTGTTTCCAATTAATGTAGGTATAGTTGATAATCCTAATCATCATGAATTAAAAGAATTAGAACCCTACATATATGAATTAGCAAATAAAACAAAAAAAGGTGGCGACAATTGGGTATCTAATAAAACTTACAACACCTCACAAACACACAACATATTTGAAGATAAAAAATTTAATAAGTTAACTGGTTGGGTTACTCAACAGATAGCTAGGTATTGTGAGTTTCTAGGTTATCAAGGTTCTTTAAAAACAGGAGCGGCGTGGTTTAATATATATAAAAAGAAAGATTATCAAGAGTATCACAACCACGTAGATGGATCATTAGTAGCTGTTTATTTTTACAAATCTAAAAAAGACAGCGCTAAATTTCACATTAAAAGTTATTGGCAACCTGACTCAAATGAATTTAGTCAGGGATCTCATACAACATATGAATCTAAAGAAGGCAGGCTTTTAATATTTAATGCAACTGTAGAACATTGTGTAAGCCCACATATGGGAAAAGGAGATAGAATATCTTTTTCTTTTAACTACAAAAAAATAAATGATAATCGATAATAATTTTTTAAAACCTGAACATAAAAAATTAATTAAAGTAATGTTAACTAATTCATTTCCTTTGTATTGGTTGCCTCATCAAGTATATCCAGACAAGAGACCTTATCTCTCACATACTTTTATGTTACACGATAGGAAAACAAATACATCTAAAGTAAACTCTTCTATTTATGAAAAGGTGTTTGATATATTAAAAACATTTTGTAGTAAAAACAAAATAAAATTAAACAAATGTTTTAGAGCTAATTTAAATATTACATTTCCCTTAAAAACTAAAACAGGCAAATTTCATAAGGACCACAAATTCGAACACAAACAATTAATAGTTTATCTTAATAACTCGGACGGCGACACGGTATTAAAAAAAGATGGTCGTATTAAATTTAAAAAATATAGGGGGGCATGTTTTGATGATCAATTACATTATGCTGAAACCCCATCAAAAAATAGAAGAGCAATACTAATATTTACTTTTATATGATAAACATTATACCTCTTTTTCCTAAAACAGTTTTAACTGATAGAGTCAATCTACCTGTTAACAAAGTAAATGAATTGCAGACTTACAGTGATTCGTTTGATTATGTACATTGTAACAATAACCCGAAAGCATGCCTGCAATCTAAAGAACTACACGTATTAAATAAAAAATTAAATTTAAAAAAAATTTTTCTACAAAAAATAGAAACTATGTTGGCCGCTACAACAGAACAACAAACTAGTATGCAGATAACTACTTCCTGGTTTATTAAAGCTAGAACAAATGAAGAAAGTAATTATCACACTCATGCTAACTCAATGTTAAGTGCTGTGTATTATTGGAACAATGAAGACAACAATAAAATATATTTTGAAAACCACAATAAATCTGCATGGTTAGTGGAGCATAATAAACCTAATATATATAACACTACTGAATGGTGGTTAGAAGCTGAGAATGATTTGTTGGTTGTCTTTCCTTCGGAGCTAAGTCACAAAGTAGGAATTAATCAAGGAACACAAATTAGAAATTGTTTAGCAATGAATTTAATTCCTGCAGGAAAATTTGGTTTAAATGATTCAAGTTTAGAACTACCAAAATTAAAATGAAAAACGTATTTTTTATATTAAGCACAGCTAGATGTAGAAGCACTTGGTTTAGTAATCTATTTACATATAAAGATAGTTTTTGCTACAACGAAGAACTTAGATACATAACTAATTGGAGTGAATTAAAAGAAAAAATAGAACAAAGACCAGAAGCTAATGTTGGTTTTGAAGATCCAGAAATGTTACACTATGTAGAGACTATCTATAAAATGTTTCCTGAAGCGAAGTATGTTTTGTTAGAAAGAAACAGGGACCAAGCTGAACAGTCTTTAATAAATATTAGTGGAGCAGATCCTAGAACTGTTTATGACAAGTTTGATAGATGGCATAATGACTTAGAAAGATTTTTAAAAACAGTTAATAAATTTGAGTTTATACATTGGGACAATATGGATAACGTTGAAGAGATAAAAAAAATATGGGACTATGTTTTACCTAATTGTGAATTTGATCAACAAAGATGGGAAATGTTAACAGCTATGAGAATAACAGTAACAGATGGTAATAAACCTTATCCAATTAAAAAAGATTGTTTAAGTCCTTACTTTGATTTTAATAAATTAAAAAAAGCAAAATGATAGAGTCCTGGTTTTCATCCCCTATATATGTAGAAGACAATGTTGATAAAGAAAACATTAAGACATATAAAAAACACATTAAGAAATATGCTTTACAAACTAATTTTTTATCCAACTCAATTCAAAATAGAGAGGGTATACATACTAGCCATGAATTAATTGACTTAGTAAAAGACCCTATATTTACACCATTAAAAACACATATCTTAAAACACAACAAAATATTTCTATCGGCATTAGGGTACGATGAAAAAACAATTGCCGGAATGAGAATAAGTAATATGTGGTTTAATGTTTCTCATACAAACACTTCTTTATTAAAACACCTACATCCTGGGTCTATTACAAGCGGTGTATACTATGTAAAATCTTCTCCTAAAAACAAAATACTTTTCTATGCAAAAGACAGTATGATCCTGCCTCCTAAGAACCCTAATAATTTGTCCTATGAAGACGTAACTTATGAGTGTTTAGAGAGCCGCATACTTCTATTTAAAAGTAATTTAGAACACAGTGCCCCTAGACAAGAGGAAAAAGAAAAGATAAGTATCTCCTTCAATATCTTTTGACAGTTGAATAAAGCAGTTTTTTAGTATATTTTGTAATAAATTAGGATTTTTATGCTACAAAAATTAGGTTTTGCACCCGGATTTAATAAACAAGTTACAGAAACTGGAGCTGAAGGGCAATGGTTTGATGGTGACAATGTTAGATTTAGATATGGTACCCCTGAAAAAATAGGGGGTTGGTCACAGTTAGGACAAGACAAACTAACAGGTGCAGCAAGAGCCATTCATCATTGGGACAATAACGCCGGTATTAAATATGCTGCGATCGGCACTAATAAAATTTTATACGTATATTCTGGTGGGACGTATTATGACATACACCCAATTAGAGAAACTTTAACCGGAGCTAAATTTACAAGTACCTCTTCATCAAAAGTAATTACTGTTACTTGTACTGGAGCTCATGGTTTATTAGAAGATGATATTGTTATGTTTGACAGCGTAACTGGTGTAACTGGGTCATCGACATATACCGACGCTACTTTTGAAGACATAAAATACATGGTCACTTCAGTGCCAACCGCCACAACTTTTACAATTACTGCAGAAAGCACAGAATCAGGAACACCATTAACTACAAGTGATGGTAATAGCACTTCTGTTTTATGTTATTATAACGTAGGACCTTCTCAACAGTTAGGTGGTTTTGGTTGGGGTACAGCTTTGTATGGCGGTACAGCTAACGGACCAGCAACTTCTACGCTATCAACAACGCTTCCAGATGATGCCACTACTACTGTAGTGTTAGCAAACACTTCAGCATTTCCTGCTTCAGGAGAAATTAGAATTGGATCAGAAGACATAAGTTTTACAAACAATGACACGGGAACAGGGACCTTAAGTGGAGGAGCGCGAGCAGTCAACGGAACCACAAGAGCAGCCCATAGTTCTGGAGAAACAGTAACTAACATATCAGACTTTGTTGCATGGGGAGAAGCTTCTTCTTCTGACTTTACAATTGATCCTGGTTTATGGATCTTAGATAACTTTGGTACAAAATTAATTGCTCTTATATATAATGGTGCATGTTTTGAATGGGATGCTTCTCCTTCAAACGCAACATCACTTAGAGCAACACTATTATCTAATGCACCAACAGCATCACGTCATGTTTTAGTATCTACACCTGATAGACACTTAGTATTTTTTGGAACAGAAACAACAGTAGGATCAACCTCTACACAAGACGATATGTTTATAAGATTTTCTGACCAAGAAAGTATTGATCAAACAGATTCTTACACAGTTAAAGCAAACAATACCGCAGGTACACAACGACTAGCTGATGGTTCTAGAATTATGGGAGCTATTAAAGGTAGAGATGCAATTTACGTTTGGACAGATACTGCATTATTTCTTATGAAGTTTGTAGGCCAACCATTTACATTTGCTTTTGAACAAGTAGGAACTAACTGTGGATTGATAGGTAAAAACGCATGTGTTGAAGTCGATGGTACAGCTTATTGGATGTCTGAAAACGGATTTTTTCAATACGATGGTCAATTAAAATCAATGCCTTGTTTAGTAGAAGATTATGTTTACGATGATATTAATACTACATCTAGAGATTTAATAAATGCAGGACTAAATAATTTGTTTGGTGAAGTAACCTGGTTTTATTGTACATCAGGATCAAATGTTGTTAATAGAATGGTAACATATAATTATTTAGACTCTAGTTCTCAACGTCCTATATGGACAACTGGTAGTTTACCACGTGCAGCATGGCAAGATTCAGCAGTATTTGATAAACCACACGCAACTTATTATGATCCAGATAGTAATACTTCTTATGATGTTATTGGTAATACGGATGGATGT